GTGGGGGGGTTGTTGGTGTGGGTGGGGGGGGGGGGGGGGGGGGGGGGGGCCCGTTTCGGGGGTGGGGGGGGGGGGGGTGAGGGGGTGTCCCCAATGAAACTTTACTTATAGCCCCCATGTTGCTATTCTGTACTCAATGCAAAGCAATAGTGCAATGCAGAACTAAGGAGACTGTATGTATACAGTAACAGTGCAGTGGGGTGAGTTGATCAAGACTCACAAGGCTTGGACACTTAGCAGTGCTAAGCAATGGTTGTACTCATATCCTAATAAGGATGTGTTTGCAAAGGTGACCAACGTATTTGGTCAGACAGTAGCAATCCGCTACAAACGTTAACCCGAGGGGCTTCGGCCCCTCTCCTAAGGAGATCAACATGGATAAGTTCTTAATCCGTGTCATTGATGCGCTCATGTGGTTCAGCATCGGTATGACACTCATGGCACGGTTCTACTGTGCTAAGTACAACATCACCTCTGGTGCTGACTACATCGGTTGGGACACGGCGCTGATAGTGATCGGTGGTGTTATTGGTATGCGGTTGGTTGTGATGATCGACCCAACATTCAATACTGACAAATGACAGTCGGTCAGTCCAACATCTGGCGGATGCATGTCCGCCAAGCGTTGAGGGAGGCGCTCGATGAGCGCCGCCCATTCAGCCCACTAAGATACGAAGCAGAGAAGCGAAGACGCGAACTGCTACAAGTCCAACGCGCAACGTTCTGCGCTAAGGTCGATGGCTTTGAGTTCAGCAGACTCAAGCGCTAACCAAGGGAGCTTCGGCTCCCTTTTTCTTTTGCCGACGCATCGCGCCACGTTGAAAGCTTCGAGCGCGTATGTTGATACCAGTTATCTATCGTCGGGCGCGTAGAGCGTGCGCGGCGAACAAGGGCGTTAAATAGTAACCCATTCACCAGTGAAACTTTACTTAAACGCTCCACTAGAGTACTGTTATATCACTGAGACAGCAATTCCGCTACTCAGTATTTTTCAATCGTTCATTTTATGGAGATATGAACATGGCAAAATCAGCCGCAAAAGCCGTGGAATCCGCCACGCAAGTTTCTTTCACTTCATTGAAAGACTCAGCCTATCAACAAGCTGGCGCACACCAGACCTTAGAGTCAGTGGCACGCTACGCACTATCTCAGATCAAAGACTTTCCTAAGGAAGTCCCTACTGAGTCAAAAGACTCTCTCTATGAGGGTTATCGCATGAAGTTCAATGTGCTTCAACCCGCCGTCATGTATGCCGTTATCAACGGACATTATGTGCGTGCATCGATTGAGCATTGTGCCAATGACAAGATAGAGAAAATTGAAATTGGCGTGCCGTATGCGTATTCTTACTCAGCGCAAGAGTTTGGTAAGTTAGCAAATACTAACCCTGCCCTTCATGCTCTCATAAAAGAGATTAGGGAAAAGACTTCTACCTATTGCTCGAATCGATTGGGTGACTTGAAACGTGCCGCAAATAAGATCCTCAATGAGGGCAGAGAGAGAAACCGAGGCGTCAATAAAGACTTCTCTGAGTTTGTCGAAGCATGGTTTAAAGATACTGCCCCTGATAGACTGAAGTCAGCAAAAAATAGGGGTGACTCTAGTGCTGATGAAAAACGCTTCAATGAGGCAAAAGTGGCTTTCATGGTGAAATGGAAACACGCTGACGCTAAGTAAGTCTTAGCTGACCAACCCCACAGATCGCAAGGTCTGTGGGGTTTTTTTTCGCCCCACAAATATGAAACCAGTTATTTAGAGCGAGCGCGTGTGCGCGTGGGCGTTGTTCACAAGACCCTTAAATAGCGTCCCACGCACCCGTGGAATTGTACCTCGCATCATCTACCGTTCTCAGAAATGATAGGCTTGGACTCTGTTCTACGCTTTCACAGAACAATGTTCTACTTTTAAAAGCATAGTTAGAACAGGAAAAGTGAGGATTCATGCGGCTTCCCAAGGTTTTGTTCTAATGTTCTAGGAAATTTGGACATGATGGGTAGATTTGGCAAAAAGTGGTAGATCAAGACCTTCTCAGCCGACGCAACACCAAATCAGTAAAAAATCGAAAAAGGGAGGCATATACCCATTTTCAGTAGAACAGTAGAACAACTATATATTTTTTTATAAAATAATTAATAAAAACAACAACTTAGAGAACACAGACCCCTCAAAATCCGTTCTATAAGCATAGTACGAAAAGTAGAACAGAGTAGAACAGTAGAACAAAAACCCTGCGTATCTTTTTTTGCTAACTCCTTGACTCAAAGGTAAAGTTATGTTATACTATAGGTTGAGTAGGGAGGTGTTTCACCTAACTCTCTAAATAGCTTCCCACGCATCAGTGGGTTTTGTTTTCAACCGATACCGCTAACTGCGGGTCAACAAGGAGATCATTATGGGACAGGTAAAGAACTTAGCAATCGATATGGAGATTGCCAACCAACTGGAGAGCAAGATGTTCTTGCTTCTTTGCAACGGCAAACCCTTGGCGTTGTATGACCATCGGGACACTGCCGACTACGAGATGCACATCTGCATCCAAGGCGATGCCTACGAAGGGGTTGAGAACAAGTACCGCATCAAGACCATGGGTGTAGTAACCCACGCATACGAGGAGGACAAAGAATGAAAAGCTACAAACCACACTGCCGCAACTGCGATGCCGAGTATTCCACTGAGAGGTGGAAGCTTGGTTATAAACATTGCATGCCATGCGGTGAGAAACTATCACATGACGCAGTGCGCACAGTCGTGCCTATGCACAAGAGTAACTACATGATGATCACCGACATGGAAGATCTCAAGGGTATCAACAACAAGGGCGGCTTACACCGCTAACCAATGACATGGCGAAAGAAGGAGATTCAAATGGGTTATAGATCAGATGTGGCATACACGATTCGGTTCGTAGATGACCACGACACCAACAACGAGCAATCGTTTTATACATTCTTAGCGGAAGCCAAGAACAACCCCAAATGCCAGATCGCACTGGCTGAGGTGGAGATCGACGCCAAGCGTCATCGGTTCAACTTTAGTGCAAACGATGTGAAGTGGTACGACAGTTATCCCGATGTGCTGAGCCATGAGTCGTTAGTTAATCTAGCGGAAGAGTGGGTCAATCAATCAAACGAGGGGAAACTCAACTGCAAACTGGGCGTGTCGTTCTTGCGTGTTGGAGAAGACTCAACTGACATAGAGGAACGATCGCTTGGGTACTACGAATGGGAGTGGTTGCATACGAGCAGACAGATCATTACAGATTGGTAATAAAAAAACTTGAGCAAACCCCTTGACTCAAATGTCAAGTTGTGTTATACTTATAGCTAGTGGGAAGAGTTTTTTAACTAGCCCACTGTTTAAAGACCCACGTATGCGTGGGATTTGTTTTCAACCAAAGGAGAGAGTTATGGAATTACAGAAACCCGATCACCTCATCAGTCTTGCATCATCAGCAGTTCTCGTGAGCGTGGATGTCAATGTGTGGTCAGCCACCAAGCAAGACCGCATCATCAGCAATGAAGTTACTGCATCAAAGAATGCAGACAAGAGCGCAGGTCGTTACGTTAAGAATCTCTTAGCTGATCACCCAAGGCACAAGGCGATCGTCAACTATCGTCAGACTATCTACAACTGGGTCAAGCGCAGAACATACAGATGGAACAACTCGCAGGACTTACTGCCGTCTGTGGATATGCCACGATTCAAACAAGAGTATCACGAGCATCATGCGGCATTCAATGCGTTGCTTGGCGACTTTATCCTTGCCTACGATAGCATTGTCTCGGACATGGCGTTCAAGCAGGGCGATATGTTTGATCGCAACGACTACCCCGCCAAAAAACAACTGGCATCAAAGTTTGGCGTTCAACTGTTTGTGTCGGAAGTTCCCATGTCGGATTTCAGATGTGGCATAGCGTCAGACATTGCGGAAGACTTGTTTGCGACATACAGCCAACAAGCTCAGGAAATAGTGTCTCACGTGATGGTGGAACAGCAATCAAGGTTCATCGAGGTTATGAAATCCATCAGCCATTGCTGTGGTGTCGATGAGATCGGGGTTGACGACAACACTGGCGAGACTAGAACGAAGAAACGTAAGATCTACGACACGACCATACAGAAAGCCAAAGAGATGTGCGATACATTCAAAGGCTTCAATCTTAGCGGTGATCCTGAACTTGAACAGGCTCGGGCATCGCTAGAGAAAGCATTGAGTGGTGTAACGGCAGAGGACATCCGCGAGTCCGACGCTGTGCGTCACGCAGTGAAGGAGGATATTGACGACATCCTCGGTAAATTTAGTTCGTTCAAGTGTGTTTAATTATTCAATCAGTAAAGGAAAAATCATGTCTAAAGTTCAAACAGTCGAAACAGTTTCCATCAACGAACTGCGTAAGATCATTCCCCTAATAGCTTCAGAGATCACGCCTGTCATACAGTCCGAACCTGGTTGTGGCAAGACCTCCCTCTTAGCTATGATTGCCGCTGACAATGGCGACAAATGGCGTAGCCCTGCCGATGGCACAAGCATCGCAGGTGACAAGTATGACTACATCTACATCGACTGCCCTGTCAAGGATATGTCGGACATCGGCATGACTATTCCCAATCATGCGACTCAGTCCCTTGAATACTATGTCTCAAGCCTTTTCAATCTAACCGACTCCAAGCCTAAGGTTATCTTGGCTGACGAGTTTATGAAGTCGCCCAAGCTATTGCAAGTAATCTTCACTAGGTTGTTTCTTGAGCGAATGGTAGGTGACAAGCCACTGCCCCGTGGGTCTCTAGTTTTTGCAACATCGAACAATGCAGGTGATGGCGTGGGTGACTCGATGCTTGCCCATGCAGGTAATCGTGTGTGCATCATGCGTATGGCGAAACCCAATGTAAACGAGTGGTTGCAGTGGTCATCAGAGAATGGTATCTCTCGTGTCATTCGTGCGGCAGTGGCAATGTTCCCTCGTTGCTTGGCGTCGTACACCACTGGCGATCAGAACGATAACCCATACATCTTCAAACCATCTATGAGTTCCTTATCGTTCGTGTCCCCTCGTTCGTTGGCGAAGTGCGATGTGATCGTGAAGAATCGTGATGCGATCGGTGAGAACGGCACGAAGGTGGCGTTGGCGGGTACTGTCGGTGCATCCTTTGCGGCTGACATGGCGGCTTTCATCTCGCTAGAGAAATCATTGATTGATGTGAAGGACATCGTCAAAGCACCCGAGAGTATCGAGATGCCGAGAGACATCAGTGCGCAGTTAATGATTATGTTTCAGGCAGTAGATGTTCTAGAGACGCAAGACCAACTGACCAAGTTCATGGCGTTCGTTGAGCGTATTCCCTCATCCGAGGTACAAGGCGTGTTCTTCACCATGATGATGCGCAATACGAAGTCCATTCGCTTGGCACGTAACAACACCAAGATCGCTGAGTGGGCGAAGAACAACCACGAGTTGTTCTAAAACTTCATCCCACGATGCCGTGGGTAACTAACTAGGAGATGTATATGTTTACTCGATACGAGAAGTTCGAGAGAGTAGTGTTGCTGTTAGCAATGATTGTTTTGTTATTAGATTTGTTTTATTGGAGACCATGATGAGCAAGCAAGAAACCCGAATCAAGCGTGGACACATCACGCTTATGAAGCACCCACAGACTGCCCTGTACTCAGGTGTTATGTTGATGGGAACATCCTCAGTCGAGGAAGGTGTGCCTACCGCCTACACCGATGGTGTGAACAAGAAGTATGGTCGCAAGTTCTTGGAGAGTATTCTCAGCGAGAGCAAGGTGCGTGGTCTTATCCTGCATGAGAATCTTCACGTTGCCTTGAAGCAAGTCGTGTTCGGTCGTGCTATGTTTATGGAGAACCGCAAGCTCGCCAACTTAGCGGCTGACTTTGTCGTCAATGACATCATTACCTGTATTGATGGCACAGTAGCTGGTACGAGTGAACGCCTTGTCGAGTTGCCCGATGGTGCGGTATACGATGCGATGTTCCACGATTGGTCTATGCGTGAGGTATACAACTATCTCAAGAAGCACGCCAAGAAAGGTAGTGGTGGTCAGGGTGGTAAGGGTCAAGGTAATCCTCCACCATCGAGTGGGACACAACCTAACGATGACGACGAAGATATGGATGGAGATACAGTAACAGTCAATGGCAAGACCTATGACATCTCTCAGTCAGACGAGCATGACTTCATTGGCCGTGAGTTGACCGCAGAGGAAGCTAAGGAAGTCATAGACGAAATCGACAAAGCGTTGCGTGAAGGCGGGATGCTTGCAGGTCGTATGGGTGCAAAGATTCCTAGAGTCATCTCTGACTTGTTAGAACCTAAGATCGACTGGCGTGAAGTCTTACGTGAGTTTGTCTCAGCATCTATGAAAGGCAAAGATGAATACACATGGCGTCGTATGAACAAGCGGCACATGGCTAACGACATCTACTTGCCTAGCATGGACAACGAGACGATAGGCGAGATCATCGTAGCCATCGACACATCAGGCTCGATAGGCGGGGCAGAGATAACCGAGTTTGCTACCGAACTGGTTTCAATTTGCGAGGTCTGTCAGCCCGAAGTCGTGCGTGTTCTTTGGTGGGATACCGAAGTTCATGGTGAACAAGTCTTCAAGGACAACTACTCGGACATTGCCAAGTTGCTCAAACCACAAGGCGGTGGCGGAACTACAGTCTCATGCGTCAGTGAGTACGTAGTTAAGCACAAGATCAAAGCCGAGTGCTGTATTGTGTTTACCGATGGTTACGTAGAGAACGACATCAAGTGGAACATTACTATGCCAAGCCTGTGGATGGTTACTCAGCGCCGTGACTTCATACCGCCTGTCGGCAAGAAGGTTATGTTCGGAGATGACTGATTCTCTGTGGATGAGTCTAACGATTGGCGCATACACGCTTGCGTACAAGAGAAAGGAAGAGAAATTGAAATACCGCTATGTCGATGAGATAGCAAGAAGTCTCTTAGAACACTACCCGAACTCTGCGCATTTGCATGCGCTAGAGAGACTTAACACAGTCGGTGAATTACAGACCGAGATGTGGCGACAAGTATTAACTGAATTGGACAAACTACAAGGAGAGAAAAATGCAAGCACTGAATTACACAAGACTCAATAGCATCTCAAATAGTGTCTCACCCTATCGTGGGTCGCTAAATAGATTTCCTATTGGTAACCGCAGACATAACAACAAATACTTTCTTGTTGGAGACGAGAACGGAGAGCGCGTGTTCAACGTCGTCTATGGGCAACATTGGAAGAGCGTTCAACTGACGAAGCAAGAGCATGACGAGTTGGTAAAGCAAGGTGCGCCCCGACTGCATGCGTATCAAGACTCTGATGGGAAGTGGGACTACTACAAGTACGATGTGAAACCAAACATACTTGGCGTCGTGCGACCTGACAATACATTCGAGTTCACTTGCGGTAACTACGGACAGGGTGATCGAGGCATCTTGTCAGACTATTCTCATGGATACTTTTGTACCGACTCACGCAGAGGTGGGATGACATGGTGGGGAAGAGTGGACTCCAATGGAAAGCGTTGCATGATGCCAATCCATCACGGCATGCGTGTTGATTGTGAAACTATGAAACCAACCAAACCTATCACAATAATTGGCAAGAAGGTTGATCGCAAGGTAGGTAAGACTCTACTGGCTCAGTACCAAGACTTCTACAAGACGACCGAGGTGATGACCAAGGCGATGGACTACGAGGTGTTTGTACGAACAACTGTCGAGGTAGTGAAGGAATATTTTGGCGAAGACGTTAGTCAGACTGCGTGGCACTGGCAAACATGCAAACAGAAAGCAGATGCGATTGTTGATAGCGCACCACTTGATGCGGCAATCCTTTACATCATGGGATGGGACATTGGCAGTATGCGTTGGAACTTGCGTAGGTTCATGGACACACAGTACGGAAGATATAGCGCACATGAGGATACACCGCACGATATGTTCTTGAATCTCAAGCGCAGACTGAACAAGGAAATCTACAAGGCTAACAGTCAGGTGTTCAAGAGCGTTGAGTATTCTAGCGGAGAGGTATATCCGCCTAGCGAATGGGGTTACACAATCATAGTTGATGGAGTGGAGGTGAAACAGTATGACTAATACTATTGAAGTGGAGGTGAAAGATGTATATGGGACAGTGAAGTACTACCCCATGTGCCACAGAGCAAAACTGTTTGCTGATATTGCAGGGACTAAGACTCTGCCTCAGCAAGTACTCAAGAAGATCGAGGAGTTGGGTTACTCGATCATGGTAGTGCGAACATTAAATTTTTAAGGAGAGAGAAATGATTAGCAGATATTTTCTAGATGGGTTCGGTTCCGATGATGAACTGAACGAGTTGCTTGCTTCAACTACGCTTCCACTGGTGCGTGAGTTGCAATTCAAGTATGGCTTGAAGGTCATGGGTAAGGTGCAGAACGTACCATACCCGAAAGAAGATGAGAAAGCTTACATGATGTGCTACCCCAATGGGTTGGCTGTTTGTAAGGTGTGGACTACAAACCTTGGCGGTGCTGACGCTGATCAATTAGAGTATTGCTTCAGATCTCATTACTACGCAAAGTCCCGTGGTCAAGACCAATCGGCTCGAGAGACAGTTCGTAGTACAAAACTTTCATCACTGATGACTGTACTAAAACGCCAAGACGCTGTGCGTTCTAAGAAAGAGCTACTTGATTCCAAAGTTAAGATCACTAAGAACGGCTTACATAATTTGCGTCGAGCGCAGGGCAACCACGACAAACCGACTACGTTCACTGCCGATGAGATTCATGCAATGTTGTTGACCATACTAGGGGAAAGTACCGATGGATTTCCTGTTGCTCTAGACCTAAATAAATGTAAAAATACACTTGACATTTACAAAGCGGCTGATAAGATACGAGATGTGAAGATAGAAGAATCCAAGCGGTTCTTTAAGAATCCTTTTTATCTCATCGGTATAGATGACTACAAGCATTTACTCATAGGGAAATTCAAGATGACAGTATTGCACAGTGACGAGAAGAAGATGGAGTATGAGGTCATTGAAGACTTCAAGCGAGTCAAGTCGGCTGAAGATTATCCAGAGTTGTTACCGCTTTTAACAATGATGAAAGTCTCATACGAAAGTAAAGAAGTGCACAAGCTCGGTGCGTTGAACTTCCCGCTAATGGACAAGTATGACGAGGGGCTTGATGCAGTATTCTTTTATAACAGTCGCCCCACGAACTACGATCATGCGTGGATGGCAACACCATGCCCCATCTGATTGGGGAACTAAGTCCTGTGGTTCACCCCAAGCGTTGGGATTTGATTCGCCTGCCTGTGCGCAAAGTAAACGACGAGTACATCGTGTATGTCGCTGATGGATTTCATAGGATATATAACGATCATACTTTGCCCGATGTGTTGAAGTCTAAGTTTGCGATGATTCTAGCTAGCGAGGGAAAGTACATGCTTGATTCAAGGATTATTAGGATGACACTTTATACGAACACCGACTTCCCCGAACTTGATGAGGTCGGGTGGAGAGCGAGTGAGACCTACTTCTGTTTAGTTGTAGATAGACCAACTTTAGAGTCACTGAAAGGTGGGATGCAAGATGACGCCTGAAGGCAAGGTTAAGAAGAGTATTAAAAATATTCTTAATACAAAGGGAGCTTACTACACCATGCCAATCGGCACTGGCTATGGTGCGGCAGGTGTCCCTGACTTTGTGATTTGTTACAGAGGAAAATTTATTGGGGTGGAAGCGAAAGCGAACGGCAACAAGCCAACTGCCCTACAAGAGAAACACATGTCAGCCATTCGTGGGCAGGGTGGACTAACCCTTGTCGTTGATGAAACAAACATTGATGCGTTGACACGTTTATTGGAGCAATTATGAATGAAGAAGATCGTAGCAATCTGCGTGACCTACACGCTGGCTTTGCGTTGGTGGGCTTACTAATGAGAGGAGGAACAGTAACGAGTCTACTAGCCGAGTCAGCGTATGAGATCGCGGATGCTATGCAGGAAGCACGAGACCGACATGGGGTTGGAATCGTATCAATTAAACGCCAAACCAAAAAGGAGAAGGCAAATGAAACGTCGTAATAAAGTAGATCAGGCTCGTGTGTTGTTGGAGAGAAACCCACGCATGAAAACCGCAGAGGTGATGAAGGCTCTTGGTACTACCAAGTCGTACACCTATGTCTTGATGAGCAAGGCAAGGGCGGCATATCAGAAAGAGCATGGTGAGACTATTGAAGAGCGCATGGCTAGAATCAGAGATTCGGCTAAGCGTCTTGCGATCGCAAGATCAATAGCTAATTTACCCAAGGGTATGACTGCGGCAGATGCAGAGGAAATCGTGGCTGATGTGAATCAGGCAATTGTCCAACATGATGCGGTCAATCACCCCACGCATTACAAGGTGGGTGGCATCGAGACCATTGACTTTATCGAGGCAAAGAAGCTTGGGTACAACTTGGGTAATGTCGTGAAATACATTGCTAGAGCAGACTACAAAGGCAACAAGTTGGAAGACCTACGCAAAGCGCAATGGTATCTGACTCGTGCTATTGAGTCCCTCAAGTAATAAACCACTAAGGCATGGTTCGCCATGCCTTTTTTTGTATCTGTACTTTTTGTTATTTAGCCACCCATGCTTCAGTGGGTCGCTATTTTGAAACCAGTTATTAAAATGCCAAGACCCAAACCCCCCGCACCCATCAAGCCAAGAACGATTCGCTTGACAGATAAACAGATGATGATATTCATACAGTTAGGCGGTCCCGATTGGTTTCGTGGACTACTCGAGAAGAAAGCACCCATGCCTGACAAGTACTACGAAAACAAACTAAAGGAAAAGTATGCCCCTGATAACGATTGACTTTGAGACCTACTACGACAGTAAGATCAAGCTAGGCTTCAAGCACCAAACAACTGAAGAATACATACGCGATAAGCGTTTTGAAGTAATTGGTGTAGGTGTGAAGGTAGACGAGCAACCTACTGTATGGATAACAGGCGGCAAGGATAAGATAAAAGAATATCTACTGTCGCTAGATTGGAGTAGCGGCCTGCTTCTGTGCCACAACACCATGTTCGATGGAGCTATTCTTAATTGGATCTACGATATCACGCCAGCAGTTATGTTCGATACTCTATGTATGGCAAGAGCTATTCATGGCGTTGAGGCAGGCGGTTCGCTCAAGGTGCTTGCTGAACGCTACAACATTGGCGTCAAGGGCGAGGAAGTGATAGCGGCTGAAGGCAAGGCGCGGCTCGACTTCACCAAAGAAGAACTTGCACGATACGGAGAGTACTGCAAGAACGACGTTGATCTTACTTATGACTTGTTCAAGATACTGAGTAAGACTTTCCCCGATAACGAGCTGGCGCTGATCGACATGACTCTGCGGATGTTTACGCACCCAGTTTTCTATGTTGATGATGCGCTACTGCAAGAACGCTACGAGGAACTCAAAGAAGAGAAACAGCTATTGTTAGAAGGCTTGATGGAGAAACTTAAATGCGAAACTGCTGAGGCTGTGCGTAAACGCCTAGCCAGTAATAAACAGTTCGCTGAAGTTTTGGTCGAGCGCGCGGTTGAAGTACCGATGAAAACCAGTAAAACTACAGGAAAAGAAACCTATGCACTTGCTAAAAATGATGAGGGCTTTCTTAAACTCACTGAACACGAAGACCCATTCATTCAACAACTCTGTTCAGTCAGACTCGGAACCAAATCCACAATCGAGGAGTCAAGGATTGAAAGATTCATCGACGTTGGAAAGCGTAACAAAGGCAGGCTTCCTATTCCCCTTAAATACTACGGAGCGCATACAGGGCGTTGGGCAGGCTCAGACAAGGTCAACTTCCAAAACCTTCCTAGCCGAGACAAGAAGAAAAAGGCTCTCAAGAACGCGGTGGTTGCGCCCGATGACCACATCGTTATCAACTGCGACTCGTCTCAAATCGAGGCGCGTGTCCTCGCATGGTTGGCAGGGCA